AAGTCAGGGACGGGATAGAACTCACCCTCACCCAGCATTGACCATACGTCAGCACCAGCAACCATCGATGGAGTGTACATAAGCTGATTAGGCTTGAAGCTGCACTCATCCAGAGGTATGCCAAGACTAGCACCCACAGAGCGAGAAAGTACGCGGTACTCATCGCCTGTGACCTCACGGGAGAGAGGTATGACTATTCGCAGTCGAGGGGAGGCCACAGTGTGGCTATGCGTGGAGTAAGCAGCGAAAGCGCAGTCGAGGTTCATCGTCAAAAGATACTCGATGTTGTCCAGCGTCATACCCGCGTTATCGACATCGAACGTCAAGAGCGTTCGAGCTATTAGCTCAGAATCCTCTCTAACATCACGCTGGAAGTGACCACCTACAAAGAACTTCTTACCCTTGTCACCCACCGCGTGGGTAGTTAACTTTGCAGATAGGTCAGACCACGCGATCTCTACATTTTTAACTTTTCCCTTGTTTTCACCGCCAGTGGCGATCTTCATCACGCACCTTCTTTATCAGGAGCAACCAGATATACTGCACGAAAAGCACTATTACCCATCGCCCGTTCAATCCTGATAGCCTGAGCTGGTGGGAAATACCCCGCCTTTACCCAGTGCGAAACGGAACCCTCTGTAACACCCAAAGCCTTTGCGAGTTTCCGCTGTGAGCCGTAATGTTTAATGATCTTCATCATTAGTATGTTTTGCATCTTGTTCTCCATAAGTTGTTTTGGAAGTAGAACTATAGCATAAGACAAATAAAACATATAAATTATTTGTCTTATGCTATAGTTCTACTTCCAAACCACAAACAAAAGGAAACTAAAATGACAATCGAACAACTACTCACCGCGCTAATCGCGTCTGTTGATGCCAATACAGCAGCAATAATCGCCCAAAAAGCACCGCCTTTGCCTGCTTCTATTCCGGCACTTGATAAAACTGTCACCGCCGAGGACTTGCAAGCCATGTGTACAACCATCGTGCGTAATGACCGCACCAAGAAGCCGCAGATCGTAGCGGCACTAGCTGCCTATGACAACGCCAAGATAATTTCGGACATCCCTGCCAAACATTACTCAGCGATCAAAGCAAAGCTGGAGGCGATCAGTGAACACTAAGGCACACGCTAGGTTCTCAGCATCAGGAAGCGCCAAGTGGTTTCTGTGCGCTGGATCAATCGAAGCCGAGCAGGGCTTACCCAACAAGAGCAGCATTTACGCCGATGAGGGTACAGCCGCCCATGAGTTAGCAGAGATATGCTTAACAATGGGCGAGCGAGCGTCTGAGTGGGTGGATAAACAGCTCATTGATAATAATGCGGTTACTGTAACCCAAGAGATGGCCGACTATGTGCAAGTCTACGTTGACTACGTTAAATCTAAAAAAGGAATGGTGCTGGTTGAGCAGTACGTAGACTTCAGCCATGTCGCGCCGGATGGTTTTGGAACGTGCGATGCCCTCGTGATGGGTAACGACACTCTGCACGTGATCGATCTCAAATATGGGAAGGGTGTCCGAGTTGATGCTGAGAATAACACACAGGCATTGCTTTATGCCATTGGTGCTATTAGCAATCATAGCTGGATGGCCTTCAAAACCATTGTAATTACCATCGTGCAGCCACGCCTAGACCATATAAGTGAGTGGGAGTTAACCATTGATGAGGTTAACGCTTGGGCAGAGAGGCTTACGCAAGCGGCTGAACGGGCAGCGCAACCTAACGCACCGCGTACCCCGGGCGAGAAGCAGTGCCAGTGGTGCAAGGCCAAGCCGACCTGTCCTGCGCTGAAGGGGTTTACTGAGCAGGCGATGATGAGTCAGTTTGATGATCTATCACCAGCCAACCCTGACACCTTGACCGACCAGCAACTACGGAAAGCCCTTGAGAGCAAGAAGTTGATCGTGAGCTGGCTGGACGCAGTAGAGAGCCTAGTCTCCGAGCGGCTAGAGTCAGGCAAATCCTTCGAGGGCTTCAAGATGGTCGAGGGTAGGTCGAACAGGGCATGGATAGATGATGATCGTGCAGCATCAGCCCTGAGTGATCTGCTGGGGTTGGATGCCTTCGAACACAAGCTACTCAGCGTTGCCAAAGCGGAAAAGGCGGTTGGTAAGGGTAACAAGGAGATAATCGACAGCCTCTCGACCAAGCCGCAGGGTACGCCAACGCTCGTGCCGGAGAGCGATAAACGACCAAGCTGTATCGTTTCCGCAAAAGACTTTGAAATAATAATTTAGTTCTGCTATACTTCTCTTGTCGGTTTCACAACGACATAAAAACCAAAATAAGGAAATTAAAATGGCAACTAAAATTAAAAATGTACGTCTCTCCTTCCCATCGTTATTCCGCAAGGCTTCGTTTCAAGGTGTTGAGACTAAGTATGAAGGCACTTTCTTGCTGGATAAGACCGAGCATCGTGCAGCGATTGATGAGATAAGCAAGGCTATTGCTGAGATGCTTAAAGAGCATAAGACCAAGCTCTCTCCCGACAAGATTTGCCTGAAGGACGGTGATGATGTCGAGTACGAGGGTTATGCTGGCACGATGACTCTGAAGGCAAGCAACAAGAATCGCCCCCTCGTTATCGGCAAGGACAAGTCACCACTGGCTGAAGATGACAATGTTATCTACAGTGGCTGCTACGTTGATGCGATAATTACTCTCTGGTTTCAGGACAACGGCTTTGGCAAGCGCATCAATGCCAGTCTTGAGGGCGTTCAGTTTAGGGGTGATGGTCAACCGTTCGGTGACGGTGGCGCTAAAGTAAGTGTAAGTGATTTTGACGTTATTGATGAGAATGACGAGTTTTAATTAATACCTCCCACCCTTCGGGGTGGGGTTTTTAACTTATAGGACACCCCTATGTTTATCCTCGATACCGAGTGCTTCTCGGACTATTGGCTTGTCTCAATGCTTAAACTAGAGACTGGCAAAATCCGTCACTTTGAACTTCACGACAGTTCAAAGCTCGACACCAAGCTAATTATCGGATTTTTGAAGTCCGACACAATCGTTACCTTCAATGGCAACAACTACGACCTCCCCCTGCTGAGTGCGGCAATGGCAGGCTACGACAACGCACAGCTAAAAGCCTTGAGCGATAGCATTATCGGCTCAAAACTCCCAAGCTGGTCGATCCTCAAGAATCATAAATTCGCACTATTAAAACTAGACCACATTGACCTGTTCGATGTTGCCATCGGGCAGTCCAGCCTTAAAATCTACGGTGGTAGATTACACGCCCCCAAGATGCAAGACCTACCGATTGAGCCATCGGCCTCAATAACGGCATCAGATCGCTCCCTGCTGCGAGAGTATTGTGAGAACGACCTCCACACCACATCCCTGCTGTTTAACGAGCTACGGCCTCAAATTGACCTGAGAGCAAAGATGTCTGACAAGTACGGCATGGACTTACGCTCTAAGAGTGATGCCCAGATTGCTGAGAAAATTATACTGGATGAAGTCAGCAGGGTAACTGGTAATCAATACGGCAAGACTGTCTACTCTGACACTGCTACCTTCAAGTACATTGATCCTCAAATAGTGACGTTTAAGAGGGGGCAGTTAAATGAGATTTTCGTTAGGATTTTAGAGCATCCGTTCACGCTTGGTGGGAATGGAGCAGTTACCATGCCCGGCTGGTTGCGTGATACCAAGATCAGAATTGGAGATACCGAGTACCAGATGGGCATAGGTGGCCTGCACTCCTGTGAGAAGTCTAAGTATTTTTGTTCAGACAAAGATTATGCGCTTTTTGATCTGGATGTGTCCTCATACTACCCCAGCATAATACTACAGCAGCGGCTTGCGCCTAAAAGCATGGGTGCGCCGTTCCTCGCAGTCTATCAGCGCATCGTTACCAGTAGGCTTGCCGCTAAGAAGGCTGGCGATACCGTCACTGCCGATGTACTCAAGATTGCAGTCAACGGAAGTTTCGGCAAGCTGGGCAGTAAGTATTCGGCCCTGTTTGCCCCTGAGCTATTGATCCAGACCACGATCACGGGGCAGCTATGCCTGCTGATGCTGATTGAGCGACTCGAGGAGGTCGGAGCTAGGGTTGTAAGCGCCAACACTGACGGGGTGGTGATCTACTGCCGCAGGGGTCTTGAGCATAAGTGCAAGGAGGTCGCGTTCGACTGGGAGCTAGATACCTCGTTCACCTTAGAGCGCACTGACTACAAGGCGATTGGAATCCGTGACGTTAACAATTATGTGGCTGTAAAGCAGGATGGCAAGACTAAGGGCAAGGGCGTGTTCGCACCAGCGAGCCTTGCCAAGAACCCTGATCGGCAGATCGTGGCTACAGCAGTTGCACAGCTATTGGCGAAGGGTACACCCATTGAGCAAACAATAAAGGACTGCAAAGATATTAGGCAGTTTGTGACTATCCGCAGGGTGCAGGGCGGTGCGATCTGGCGTGATGAGAAGTTGGGTAAGGCTGTACGCTTCTACCACAGCAACGCGGTACACGCCGATCAGTACATCCACTATGCCACTAACTCGAACAGAGTGCCTAACAGTGCTGGTACTCGACCATTGATGCAACTACCCGCTGAGTTCCCAAGCGATGTTCACCATGCCTATTACATAGCAGAAGCTAATAACTTACTAGGAGAGATCGGATGTTAGAAAAGACAATTGAAGCCGCCTTAATCAAGCGCGTGAAGGCATTGGGCGGCATGGCTGAGAAGTTCACCAGTCCGAACAAGCGCAGTGTGCCTGACAGAATAGTGACGTTACCCCTCGGCGTTATCATTTTCGTAGAGCTAAAAGCACCCGGCAAACTGCCGACCGAGTTACAGCAACGTGACCATGATATACGCCGAGGTCTTGGCTGCGATGTGCGGGTGATTGATAGCATAGAGGGTTGCAATGCTTTTCCGGGCTGACCTCCACGAGTTTCAGCAGAACGCCATCTCCTTCATAAAGCGAGAGAAGCGATGCCTACTAGCGATTGAGATGGGTCTGGGCAAGACTGTATCAACCCTGACCGCCATCTCTGACCTGCTCGACTCCTTCACTATACACAGGGTGCTGGTCATTGCACCATTGAGGGTATCGAACTCGATCTGGAAGCAGGAGACCTCCGCTTGGGAGCATACCTCACACCTGAAGGTGAGTATCTGCACAGGTAGTGAGCGAGAGAGACTTAGC